CGCACGACGGACTCGGCGCTCGATGGCCTCCTCGTCAATGACAGGCGCTGAAGGTTGGGCGGCATCTTGCGGTGCCGGGGTGATGGTGCTGGTGTTGATCGTATCGACCAGTTTCTGCAAGGTCTTGAACTGCAGCTTCGCCATCTCGGGGAACTCAGCAGCCAGATCGGCGACGACCTCCTCGGACAACTCGATCTTTCCACCAGCAGGAGCAGAGGACTTGAGCTGGTCAATCACACGCTCGATGCCGCCGATCTTGCCGAAGGCTGTACCGAACTGCTTCTCCAACGAGGCCTCGATCCCTTCGATCCGTGCCACGCCATCGAGCAACTTACGATACTCATCCTCGGGTACCTGCATCATCTTCGGTTCGTCAGCCGGTGTGGCACCTGTAACTACCTCATCACCAAACCCGCCATTGAACTCAGCAGCTTCCTGCTCTGCTGTCGGTGCATCAACCACTACGTCATCATCTTCCATGTCATGCTCCTAGTTATCAACGACCGGCGTTTCCGTGGGTCGTCATCCTTGCCGTGGACCTCTCGGTCGGCGGCACCTACATTCCCTGAACCGTAATTGCTTCCGGCTCGGGTGAATCCATATCCAATATCGCGCGGCACTCAGCGATGCGACCGCGCAATACGGTCGTTTCTTTCTCGCTCAGTGCGGTGTTGTCATTCTCGGCACGAAGCTGCGCGAGACGTGTCGTGTAGTGAGCACGCAGCGCCTGCCACAAGGGGTTGGTCGATTGGGCTTCGGTTATCTTCATGCCAACCTCTTCAGCTTGTAGAGCGTCTTCTGATACAACGCCACGACATCATCCAGTAGAGCGAGCAGCGACGGGTCTTCCTGACACGTATCGTCGCGAGTGGCCTGCAGCCAGTCAATATCGTCCTGCATCTGTGACTCGATGTCGTACTTGCCGCTCGGCAGCGTCACGTCGAAGTCGCCGACCAGATCAAACATACCTTGGTACGCTTCGACCAGCGCATCAACCGCACCGGGCAGTGCCTCGTAGAACGCACCGAGCGCCATGTGCCGAGCGTAGCTGTCCGTGCGGAAGTGCTCGCGGTGAGCTGCGTCACGCATGGCGAAGGTGCGGGAAACCAGTTCGTCGATCATTTAGGCCACCCGTTCGGATAGCTGATCGGCAACAGTCCGCGATTAGCAGCGATACGTTCTTCACGCGCACGGGCCTGCTGCTCGGACCACACGTCAAACGCCGCGCGCTCTTGTGCCGTCATCGGTTTGCGGTGCTGTACGGTTGTGCTCATTGCTGAAACGCCTCCCCTGCAGGTGCCCGACCGGGCGGCTCAACGGCAGGCGACACAACCTGCGGCGTCGGGTTGCGATGCTTGTGGATGTCCAGTGCGGCGCTGCCGAGCGCAAGTTCTTTCTGCGTGCGGAGCTTCATCACCGTATCTGCCAACTTGCCCTTGATCTGCTCAAGCGTCTGCTGATGCTTGTTGGCGTAATCGAGCATTGCCAGTTCGCGACGCACCGCCAGTTCCTCACGACGTGATGTGAATTCAACCTGCGTCCGCTGCGTCTCGGCCTGCACATACACGGCGTCACGATCCGTGTCTTTCTTGATGCGCAACTGAGCAGTCTGCTCACGCAACTTGTCGCTCTGCATCTGCGCCTGCGCTCTGATCTGTGCGGCCTGTACGGCTGGCGCTGGCGGCGGCTGACGCTTCGCCATCTCAGCCTTCTCTTCGTCGGTCAGCTTCAGGCTGCGGTAGTCGATGCGCTTGCTCTTCAGGTACTCTTCCATCACGCGCGCCGGGCTCAACTCGAAGGCCGGATTCAGGCTCGGCTCGACCAGTTGCTGGATGACCTGATCCTGAATCGCGCGCTCAACCAGAGCGGACGATCCGTGGGCGTTGATGTTGAAGTCACCCTTCTCTTCATTCGGTACATCAGGATCGAGCAGCAACCACTCGTAGTAGTCGCGGATCAACGGCTCGGTGATGCAGTCGTCGCACGTCGTGGCGATGCTGCGCAGCAACTGGTTCGCGTTGTTATTCTGCAACGCGGCCGCACCGTATGTGTCGGGCGTACTCGCTCCGCTCTGGCCCTGAGAGATAAGGGGTATGTTTGTGCTCTCTTCGGCAATACGGAACGAGTACTCGATGATGTTCATCAACGACTGCTGCCGATCGGGAATCTCGACGGCAGTAAACGCCTTCGTCATGTCATCGATCGTTGCGTCGGATTTCTTGACCCACACCTTGTTCGGCGTGATGATCCACTTGCCGTCAACAGGAACGATCGACGTGCGGTCAATGATCAACTGCACACCGGCAGACTGACCGGCATTCGTCAGCATGGCGCGCGTGGCACCGTTGCACATCACCTGTGCCGGCGAGCACTGCTCGCCAATACCGACGCCAGTCCAATGACCGGAGCGACGACGCCACGGGAACACACGGTACGGCATGCGGCCGGTATCGAGCGGATTGAGCACGACGCGCACGACGCGCTCGTTGATCAACGTGGCAGTGACGTGATACGTCTCGCGCTTGGCAACCTTGCTGGCGAGGTTCTCGTTCGCTACCATCAAATCTTCGGCACTGATCTCACCGTAGAAATGGTAAAGCTCAAATCGTTTCGCCCTGATCTTCGGATCATCGACCGCGCTCGGATTGCGCTGCCCGTCTTCAGTCAGATAGCATTTCGACGGGCCTTCATCGAGAACCAATTCGATCTGATCCGGCAGGTAGCTACCGACAGCAGGCAGCTTCTTGACTTGTGCCGGCGACATGTAGTCGCGCTCGAAGCAGTACGACCCCTTCGTTACATCCTCGCCACACGCCGGATCGGGAAAGAAATTCCATGGATCAACCTGACGCTCGCCGGGCTTGCGTTCCTTCTTGATCTCGATCGCGACGTTACCTGCTTCATCACGCGTCAGCGCAGTAGAGGTACGTGACTCAACGAACGGTCCCTTCAGGATACCGACGCCGATGCGTGCCGAGTCGAACAGCACCTTGCGCATCTCGACCGCATGCTTCGCTTCGACGATCCAGTCATAGATGCGTTTCTCTGCGGCCTTGGCTGAAGTCGTGGCACGGGCTACAGCGTCCTTGGCGGCAGCAAACGCATCCTGTGGGGTCTGCGGTACGGGCTGCATGGATGCAACAGGCTGCTGCGTCATCAGGCCATCCGGCGCGACAGCCTGTGCTATCGGCTGCGGTTGCTGCGGCGGTAGCTCGCCGCCGTTCTGCATGACCTGCTTGAGCATGTCCCGAGCGGCGATCAACTCAGGGACCGGCGTCGGATCGAACGCGAAGGGCTTGTCGTCCATCGGGAGCAGAAGCTCGGACACCTTGGCATGCCCGGCATCGACGTAGCGTGCGGTCAGCGGGATGAACACCGTACTGCGGTTGTCCGTGCCGTCACCAGTCGTTGCGCGAGTCAGCGGCCCCTGCATCGAGGTCGGTTTGGCCCACTGTGCTTTTTCCCACTGCGCGCGATTGACATCGTCAATGCCAAGGTACGCCTCTTCGGCAGCCTTCCAGACATCCTCGATACCTGACGACTTGCGCCCCTCGACGGCTTCCTTGCGAAGCTCGACAAGACGCCCTGCCAGTGCAGCTAGGCGCTTGGTCTTTTCCTCATCGGCAGGCTGCTGTTGCTGGTCGTCCATCAGGGGCGCTCCAAAACTGTTGATAGTTATAAACTATTAAGGCAGGACGGTCAATAGGTTCCGGCTATCGCCGGCAATGACGGCGGGCACGGACGATGTAGTCCTGCATCGCTTCAACAAAACCTCGCTCCCCGGCCAGCGCGATGAACTGCCTAGCGCCGAAGTGCAGAGCGGCAAAGTGACTAAGTGCCATCGACCACCACCGACGATCTGTTGCCACTGGCATCAACCGTACTGACGATGCGATTTGTCGTGCCGTCAAGACCGACGAAGGTTTCTGTTCCGGTACCAGCACCTGAGACTTTGCCAGCAAGCGCAGCAGCGACGATGCGCAGAATTTCTTCAGCCGTCAGCCCGCTCTCGATGATTGCGCTCCACGGGTTGCCACCTGCGCCAGCGTTGGTCAGCGCAAGCCCTGCCGTTCCAGTATCCGGGTAGTTCGCCAGCACAGCAGTCCATACAGCATCGCGCAGACCTTCCGGCGTCAGGTCGCCGTAGCCACGGATGGTTGCCGCTATGTCCATCAGTGCGGTGTTGCCGGCAACGACAACGCCAGCGCCCGTGAGAGCCGCGCCAAGGTCTGCAAG